CTTCAGCTCTTGTTAATGATTGTACAATTTTAGCCATTATAATAACCTTGCTAGTCCCCCATAAGCAAACGAACCCATCTCTGCAGCTGTACCAGATCCACCCATAAAATCTCTGTCTTGTGAAAAATCAGATTGATATCCACCAGTACCAGCAGCTTGATTTTCTGCTGCTCGTTGAGTTGTAGCCGCTCGTTGTGCTTGTTCAAGAGCTTGTGCTTCTGCTTTTTGTCGTTCTCTATAAGCTGTACCAAACATTAAAGAAGGTCCAAAAAGAGAACTAAGACCAATTTTAGCAATGGCAGATTTATTTATTACGGGATTATTCATATTAGCTATTGCTTCTTTTTCTTCATCTGACATTGATAAAGAACCGTCACCTTCTAAACCTAATCCAAAATCATCTGAAGTTGTGCTTTCATCTATAGAGTCAGTAGAACCAAAACTATTATCTCTCCCTTCGCCTCCACCATAATTAATTGGTGGATAAATATACGGAAACGGTGATTGAGACATTATTCCGGAGTTAGATAAATTACTAAAATCTAATCTATTGACTTGATTATTATCACCTAGACTTAATCTGTATTGTTCTTGAGGTAAATATTTTAAACCTTCGTCATATAGTTGTTGATCTGCTTGATTGTAAAATGCTACCATTATCTTCTGCCTCCAGGATGTATGTCTAATCTAAATGTACCTAGTTTCCAATCTTCACTTGTAGTTGTATTTGCAACTTCTAATGCAACTTGTCGTGCTCTAACTCTTATATCTTTTTTAGTTGTGGTCGGACTACATGAAAAAGACGTAGTTGTTTGAGAACTGTTAGGATATAGTCTTGTTTTAAATTTAATTGCAGTATTACCTGTTTGACTAATAAAGTCTGGTATAAATCTACTTATTCTCATAATAAACTCTCCGTCTCCTCTAAGGTCTGGCATTCCAACAGTTTGTCCTGTGTTACTTCTTCTTTGAGTAATGTCAAAATCACCAGATATAATACTACCTATGACTGCAGTAACTGCACCACCGGCATTAATTTGATCTGTGCCTTTTTCTTGTTCATAGTATATAGTAGTTCCGTCTGTATTACCAATAACATCTGAAGATGCATTATCAGTAGGTGTATAATAATTTGCGTGAGGTCTATCAAATACAGCCGAATCTTGCCACGCTGCTCTAGGTAATGTGCCTGTTGTCCATATAGGACGTTTTACAGAAGAATCTAAATAATTATAAGTAACTACCCTGTTAATTTGATCTGATGCAGATGTGCAATAAAACCAATTAACCTCACCAAATAAATTATTTAATCCAGCATTAATAAGATCTCTAGAGGTAGAATTTATGTCGTCATAAACATGGTCTTCTACTAAACAAGGCATAGATTTTAATTGACCATCGTATTGAAAGAACCCATTTTCAGACATCCAGTAAGCTGTGCCGTCTACTTCTATACATGCATTTTTACCAAACAATCCACAGTTAGTCCCTACTTGTTCAAAAGAAAAGGTAAAAGGTTGTCCTACAAACTTCATAAGAAACAAAGCAGTATCGGTCCATACATAAATAGAATCCCTACCTTTGATAGCACCCATAATTTTAGAACCATCAGCAAGTCTTTGTGTTCCTGCGGTATTGTCTGCTCGTACAGTATAAGAAGTTGTTTGATCAATACTTTCTTGAGAAGAGAATCTTATAAACATATCGTCTTGTGTAGTTGTACTACCAACCGTTGTTTCTGTTCCAAAAAATATTAAGTGTCTAGATGGTGCAGAAACTAATACGTGACGTGATGCAGTTGGTGCATTCGGTAATAAAGTTGCTCTGGTATTAACAGCCCCTACTGCAGCTGCATCCCATTCAAAACAAAAACTATTATATATTAATGCAATTAATTTTGTACCGTAGTTATCTAAAATCCATAAACCTGGATCAATTGTAAAGTCAGCAGAAGATGCTTCACCCCATGCCACGTAGTCAGATATGTTTAAAACACTTGCACCACTACTGTGTCCTGCTTTAGTAGTACCATTAACTTCTCTTGCACCACCGCTTAAAATATTTGTTGTAGTATTATTAGCTGCAAAGCTTATATCTTCTGTTCCTATTCTAATTTCTCCTGATGAAGGAAAAGCTGCTGAGTTAGCTACGGGAATATCTGTTACAGTATCGTTAATAGTAGAAGCTAAAGTTGTAGTTGCTGCTCCTAAAGCAATACCACCAAATAAACCTGTACCCCAACCATAACCCCCTAATTGTTGTGCGGGTCCTACGGTATAATAACATAGTACAGAAGCTGAACCTGCGTTAGTCATAGGAGTCCCTGTTTCCTGGGCCTCCATTGTAATAGTAAAGGTCTTTGAAGTAGGAACACTTGCTACCATGTATTTTACATCTTCAAAGGTTGCATCAGTGTAGGTTGATGATGCCGGCACACTATTTACACTATCAAATAAAACAATATCTTTTTCTCCTAAGCCATGATCAGAGGAACTTGTAACTGTAACTGTAGTAGAGTTAGACGTGCTAGTAAAATCAGCTCCTGTTAAAGTAACTCTAATTGGATGAATATCATAATAAGTTCCGCCTGAATAAACATAAAGAATTCTGTTTGTACCTATAGCTGCATATTTAATACCAGCATTATCGTCCCAATGATGAAGCGCTCTACCTGCACCGGTTAAAACATCTTGTCCTAACTGTTGCCAACCACCTATTTTTTCAGGGCTCCCATATCTAAACCTAACATTGTCCCCATCAAACCACTGCCCTTCGGCACCAGTTTCGGTTACTTGTTTGTTAAATCCTGGAGCAAAACCTAATTTTTGTAGCATATATAAACCTGTTTATTAGGTGTTATATCAGATTGTGAGTGATTTCAATAGATTTAAAGCAGAGGGAATCAGTGGTGGATCATCCCCCTGCAAGCTTATTTTATAGATTATTTTTTAGGTAATGTAAAGCCTTTAAAATAGTTAGGTAAACCTACAAAAGGTCTTCCATCAAATTGATTCTTTTTAGCGTTTTTAGAATTAGCTTTATTATAATGTAAAAAAACTTGTCCACAATCTTGACCTTCAAATTCTTCTCGCCAATGTTCTAAATCACACCCAGAGTAAATTAACATATCACCTTGATTTAAATTAACTTCTATACCAGCTTGACTTACTTTTCCTGTAGGATCTAAATATATTGGCCATGGATCTCCACCTAAATTTAACGTAGTAGATATCTCACATGAGTACCTATCTTTGTGTCTAGCAAGCACATCACCTTTTTTATAGATTCTTGCATAAGAATATGTTTCAGATAACTTTAAACCAGTGTGTTTTTCCATAACTGGTTTTACTTCTTGTAATAAAGTTTCCATTACCATGTCTCCGTAATGAGAATAAGTATTAGGAACTTGTTGGTCATTCCACACACCCCAATACTCTGTATATGGAGATATGTATTTTTGATCAAATAATACTCTTGCAACCTTTCTTTTGTTTAAAAAATATTGATAAACAAATGATGCTAGTTCTTTACTAATAGCATTTTTTAAAACTGAATATTTATTTTTTTTGAATGACATTGTTTTCTCCTTTGTATTGTAAAACAGATTTTGGTATTGCTTGACAGTTCCAATGTATAAATCTAAATGGATCATACCCTAAATCAACAAGATATTGATGTGGCATATAAGATGGAAAAAACATAATTCTTCCTGGTTTAACATTATACACTACTTGAGAACTTGCATAAGTTATTTTTGTTCTATCTTTTTCTGGTAAAAGATTCATTAAATTACCTGGCCTTGGGTCTTCAAACATAGGCATTGATGTTGCTTCACTAGCTTTTAAAAAATAAAAACCAGACATATGTCCATTCCAATGTGTGTGTAAAGTATGGTGTCCTGCACCAGCTTTAGCAAATTCTTGTACCCACATTTCTGTAATAAATACTTGATAGTGAGTTAAATCAAACCCCATCTCTCCTAATAAATTATGTGAAGTTGCACCTATGTAATCTTGTAATTGTTTAAATTTAGGGTCTCCAACTAAGGTTTGTGAATGAAACACTTGACCCATATCTTTTTTATCACCAAATTTTTTATTACGTTTGTCTCTTTCTTTTTTTAAATTTTTTTCTGCATCTTTAATATATTTGTCAGATGCTTTATTTAATTTATTAACAAAAGCAGGTTCGTCAGCATACCATATAGGACATTTAAAATATTCTTCAGTTGTTAATTGTGTTGGAAAATTTTTCATTTAATTAATTTAAGTATTCAAACCATCCTGTTACTATATATTTTTCTTGGGTGTTTGATATTACACCTTTATGCAAATGTGTAAATGCTGCAGGCCAAATATACAAGGTTCCTTTTGTAGCATTTAAAGTTTTCTTTTGATTTGGAAAATCTGTTCCACCATTCTTTAAAGTATTGCAATAAAGCATATAAACCAGTTCTCTATTTGAACTATGGCCCCCTCCTCTTTCATAATGAAGACCAGCAAAACCTTCTCCAGGTTGATAATATTGAATATGATTTGATATATGGGTTTTAAGAGATTCTCTTATACCATATTTTTTTATATAGTTTTGAACACAAGTAGAAAGCACTTTAAAAAAATCTTGTATAAATTTTGTTTGTGAAAAATTAAAAAAACAAACATCTGTAGAAATTCTTTTTTGACTTAAATCATCTTGTTTATTTTTATATTCTGTATTTGTTTTATGATACTCAATAAACTTATCACATAAATTATAAGGTATTTTATATTTTTCAATATGGTTCATCTAAAAGGATATCCTAAATTCCATATTACTAAACTGTGTCTAGACCCGCTTTTTACAGGACACACTCGGTGCCAAACAAAACTTGGAAACACTACTAAAGAACCTTTAGGTAATATTTCTTTACATTTAACAGGTTTTCTAGGTTTATCAGGATCTAAATTTCTAAAATCAAATTCTAGTTCACCACCTTTGTATTCTTTAGGGTCAGACAAAGTAACTGTTACAGATAGTTTTCTAATTTTACCATGTGATGGTGTATTAGGTTGATCATAAACTTTATCCCAACTATCACAATGCCAATCATAATACTGGCCTTTTTTATATTTTGTAAACTGACAAGACTCAGACCAATCCCAATTAAAATTCCAACCAGCAGCTTGATTAGCTTGATGAATAAAAGGTTGTATTTCTTTATAAACCCATCTAT